ACTGCCTTGTGCAGCGTGTCAAAACGCAGCTGCTTGTTTTTCAACGAGCTGTCTGCCTCGTCAGCGTCAACAACAACAAACGTGTCTGCAGCAGCTGGTGAAGTCAGACTATTCAGCTGTGAAATCTTGCGATCAGCCATCAGCCTGCCTCCAGAGTTTCAACACGAGTAGTCAAAGCAGCAATTTCGGCAAAAGCCTCTTGCAGCGCAGCAGTCAAAAGAGGCACAAGCTTGGACTGGTCAATACCCTGATAGACAGGATCACCATTAAGGTCAGCTTCATTGTGCTGACCTGTTACCGCCTCAGGGACAACAGACTGCACTTCATGGGCCAGAAAACCATCAACCGTTGTTGATGGCGTGGCGATAAAGTTGAATCGCTTGACATCAAGGTCGTTAAGACGTGCCTTTGCACCAGTCAAAGCAACAACGTTCTCTTTTAGGCGGTAGTCAGAGCTGGTGTTGTAAGCAGTAGAACTTGCTGTAACCGAAATAGAGCCAACACTATTTGTGTTGTACCTAATCCCAACAATAGAACCTTCAGTTGTATGGCGATTTAAGACAAGGCATTGTGCAAAATTGCCAATGTTGACTCGACCTGAGTCTGTAAGTTGAACGCCGCTTACGTTATTGCCAACAGGGTTGCTGGTCGTCTTCCAAAGCAATGATGGGCCGCCGTTATCGGTATTAAGGCTTCCGCCAATCAACATCCGATACGTTCCACCCGTTGAAAAAGCAATCGTATTGGCTTCTGACCTATATAAACCTGTATCCGGATCAGAGCTAAACCTAAAACCAGGAGTTCCGACTGAACCATCGGAAAGCGTAAACGACCCATCAAGGCCACGCAGTGAAACCCATGCACTGTTCGTGCTGTTCCTAATCTTTAGCTCACTTGTAGTCGTATCAGCCCAAAACTGATAGGCATAGGTTGTTGATGGCGCGGTTGCCCCGCTATGCGTTGTAAAGACAGCATGAAGCTGGTTGTTTAAGTCAGCCCTTACGGCTGAACCACTGCCATTTGCAACTACGCCATCCGCCTGTGCCATGACAAACCTTAAGCCTGTTGTGTCCCGTATCCTACTGCAGTGTAACTAAAACGCCTCTCTACAAACCTTTCATCACCCCGTGTTGCCTTAAATCTAATTCCAAAACCAGTCGCAGTTGGCTCATCCAACTCAAAGTAATCGCCTGCTTCCATGCCGAGAGCCGTAATGCCAACCGAAACAGCAGTGTCCGCATCAACATAAAACGGTTTCTCAAAAGTCACTGTCTTCGTACCAGAGCCAGATTGGATAATGCCGCTATTTTCAGTCCGACGCTCCAGCTGCACAGACACGCCAAGCTGATCGACCAGAGGCGTCTGATCAATATGGTCAGTCTTTAGTACAGCCTTGAATTGGAATGATCGGCCAACGTAGGCGTTGTTTTCAAGCGGTATCCACTCCTCAAACGTCAAGTCAGACTCTTGCCTAATACTTGAACCATCCTCAAGCTGCAGCTCATCAGTGTCTTCTTTAATAAGATCAGACTCAGTCGCGCCTGCATCTGATTTGCGGAAATACATCTCGACATTTGTATCGTCAGGGATCTCGCCATCAAAATCTGACCAAAGATCAATCAGCTCAGTGCGATCGTCAATCAGATCACTTTTGTATAAACCTCTGGTCGAAAGAATGCGGTTAAATCGCACGTTGTACTTAGCGCCAAGGTCGACAACCTTCTGGAAGATATATTCGCCACTAGAAAACTGCGTTCCAAAAAGACTGTCGATATTGTCGGTAAAGCCGTCAAGGCTTGCAATATCGTCAAACGACGCGTCACCGTCAAAAATCAAGCCGTCATATTCGCTGCTATAAACAACGTTGGTCTTTTGGCCAGGAAACTCGCCAGGTGACGCATCCTCGCGGTAAACCTCATAGTCATACTTGGGAATAGCGTCTGGAACGTTAATGACAGCACTACCGGCGTTAGCACTACGCTGCTGTTGGTCATTGACAAACTTGACCAGATATTCACCGTTCAATAACGGCAAAGTAACAGCAGTTGTCCGCGCTTCAACTTTGGCCATCAAAACACTGTTAGGCCACGTTCCAGAGCCATCCGTTTTTGCGTTATGGCGAATCTGTGCAACAAAGCTTTCAATTTTTTGGCCGCTTGCTGTTGGTGCCCAGCGAAGCACAACCTGATCGCTGCCAATCAATTCAATCGTTACATCTTCAGGGTCGGGCGGCAGTACAACAACAGCTTGGCCGTCTGCATCATCACTCGTGCCACCAACCCCAATAACACGGTTAACAAAGGCATAGTCAGATTGCTTGCGATCAGGCTCAGGACCTATCGCCTTTACTTCTACATACAGCCGCTTGTTTGGAACAAGATTGCTGGTGATGTCGATTGAATTGTTAGTTGTAAAAACAGTTGTGTAGTTACCGCCATCACCGATCTTGTATCGAACTTTGAACTCAGCGGTTGTTCCTGCTAGGCCACGAGTCCACGACACCGTTGCACGGTTTGTCGTGTTTCGACCGTCATCAACCTGCTGGAACGTAATGGTTGGATTTTGAGGTGCGTCAGGCTTGTCTCCATAAGCAAAAGTAGGAGGCAGGGCAAGGTTGCGATCAGGCTCTTCGACAATCCGATAAATGCCATCAACGTGCTTTACGCCGACAATGCCATACACACCGGCCTCGCCTTCTGCGACAGACAGGCAGCGATACTTGCTTAGAACAACTGAGTCATTCTTAATTGCAAAAAGCGCATCATCCGGCGGCGGTTGCGTAAAAGAAGTGGAGAGCGTGACTCTAATACCACTAACGCTTGCAATCGCCCGAGTTTCAACCGTTCCATCAGCCATCACAACAGACAGCTTGTTGTTGCTACCGCTAGGCAACACCGCTGCTTGATCAAGATCAACAAAATCGCGTGTCGCTCCAACAACCCGACCAGCAAGTCGAGTGGTAAGGCGCATTTCATCGGACACCTCAAACACTTGACCAGGCAGAACGTTTAAGCCTTCAAGGCCAACAGAAAACGTGATTGTTTCGTCATGCAGTTTTTCAGATTGCATGATCCAACGCCCCATGCGCTGGGCTTGATATTTAGACGTACAGCCAAAAGCAACAACGCTCTTCTCTTGTATGCCGTATTTTTCAATTAACGCTTGATCCTCGATGATAATAAAGTTTGGCTTGTAGAAGTTATCTGGATCGTTGTATCGAACGCGAATACGTGTGCTACGAGTCTTGAGCGATGAACCGCTATAAGCAAACCCACCACCTACAACATTTGAATTGCTAAAAACATGAATGGCAGGAACGTTTTCATTGCCAAGTTCTCCATGGTCTGCAGCAATCTGTACGTTGTCTGCTTTCCAGAAAAGCATTCCTCGGAAAACACTGGCCATATCCTGCAGGACGTTGTAAGCCTCAGCCTGCGATCCAATGACAGTGTTAATGGCAAAACGCGGCTCCTGCCCTTCAGGTGTACTGACCAGCTCATTGCAATAACGAGCAATATCAATCAAATCAACCCAGTTCAGATTTGACTGATCAATAAAATCACCAGCGCCATAGCGACTGTTGGTGAGCATGTCGTAAAAACAACAAACCGGGCACGTTGTCCAATGCAGATCTGTTGTCAGACTGCCATCAAACGGAATGTCGTCTGTTTTAAACGCAAGGCTTCCATCAGCGCGAACCTCGCTGTAGTTTGACGGAAGTTTTACCTTTAGTCCGCGTACGTCATACGCCCTAGAAGGTAGGGTGTTGTACTCCTCTGAATCAATACTCAGATATGCAAGCGCGGTGTGCGGATACGAAACCTTGACGCGCTTACCAAGAACCATGCTAGACCAGATAATCGTGTCTCCTCGCTTGCTTGCTAGTGGAGTTCGCTCAGGCAAGTCCTCCAAATCTGTGAACTTAATCTCAAACGCATCCTCTGCATTGTCGAACTCAAGCTTTCGCACCCTGATGCGATACGGAAACCTGTAGCCACGTAGATCAATTTCTTGAGTTTCATACTGATATTCCGACGTTGAGATGCCTTTAATTACGTTTTCTTGATCTGTATTTATTGACGCAATTGGAATCTGCTTAAAAGCACCGCTTTGGTCTTGAATTTCAACAGCAAGCTTAATCTGGGCAAAAAACAGCTGTCCACGCGCCAAACCTTCGGCAGCAACACAAAACAGCTTGGGGATCGTAAAAATTAGTTTTACAAAATCAACCTCTGAGTCGGTAATGTCACGAATGACTTGGCCCGCTCCATAATCGCGGCCATTCTTTTTAACTAAGTTTTCGTCCGTAACCGTTTCGCTGTAGTTTTCGCCAATTTGCAATCCAACAGGCTCAATCGTTGTCTGTGCGTCAGAAAAAACTGTACGCCTGCGAAACTCGCTTTGATCTTGGGTGCCGTCAGTCCTTGCAACAAAAACAGCCTGCTGTTGTATCTGGTCAAACGTGACTTCCGTCTCGTTTAGAAAAACGCTTTTACGGTGATGCACAAAGCCTTCAATTGGGCCTTCGCAGATGGCGTCAATCAACTTGAGATTGGTTTTGGAATTTAGCGCCATGGGTCCTACAGAAGATCGTAACCGTATGCTTGCAACTTTAGCCTTGCGTTCTTGTAAACAGCAACATCAATGATTTCAACAATAATTTTTACCTTTCTGCCATCTCCAATCCTTGGCATTTGCAACCTGTGCGCATACGTCACGTCGTGCGACTGCAACAATAAACCTTGAATAGTTGCGGTTGCTGATGCCGCAACAACATCATTACTTTCAGGAAGACTAACCTCTAGCTTTATTTGATAAGTAATAAAACCATCAACCTTTGTAGATCCACTTGCGCCTGCAAAATCAAACAATCCTTTATCTATTTGAAAAATAACATCAAACTTTTTTCGCCTATCGCTTCTGTAATACTCAAGACCAGTTTTCTGGAGGATCTCGCCCTCTTTCAAGGGCTTATCGCCATCTGGGCCGAAAACCTTATTGATCACAATTCTTCTGTCGTTGTTGCTATCACTTGCATTAACGACCAGGTTGCTACCACGGCGGCTTTTCAAGCCTCCAAGGCTTTTCAAGTCTCGTGTAAGTTTTTCGCCATTGACTCGCAGCGTTTGCAAGCCAGGTCGTTGAGTTTCAAGCTTCAACGGGTCAGAGTCGTCAGCAACCTCAACATTGGCAGCTAGTAAATGTCCGCCAGTAATTACGCGTCCATAGATAACAGGAATCGTCGCACCCGTTCCAACGGTATTGGCAGGACCAGTAAAGGCATAAGACTGCTGTCCTGATCCTCCACGGGTGACACCTTCAGGGCCAGCGCCTCTAACGTTTGTACCTCGACCTCTAATCCTGTTCGCACCAGCGTTTGCAAGTTCTGGCTGAGGTGAAATAAGGTTTGCCGTACCAGAAAGAATCAAGCTTGCGCCGACTGCGCTTAAGGCTGTGCCGAGCGCCGTACCAAATGCCCCACCAGCAACCCCCACTGCACCAGCAAGTGGAACAGCTGCAGACGAGCCCGCAGCCAATAAGCCACTACCAAGTGCTGACGTGCCGAACAAGCCTGCGCCAGGTAGCAAAAACGACGCAGCTACCAAGCCTGCGCCAACCAAAACTGGAACAAACGGACTACCTTCGCCACCACTACCTGCAATTACAGGCACGACCATCAATGGCTTGCTGCCAAATGGCAAGTGCAGTTCGTCATATCCCATCGACGCGCCGCCCTGAATCACCTTGTATCCAATGCCGTTATGGTGCGCTTCAATCAACTCCTGCTTCAACTTGGGGTAGTTGAAACACAACAGCTTGATCGCGTCAGCCGGTGTCCGCAGGTTGTAATACTCGTGCTGCTTGCCGTACTTTTCGCCAAGCTCACCTGCCAGTAGGACAAGTTGCATGACGGTAAACAGCTGCAGTCCTCTGCCAATAGTAATGCCGCAAAGGCTCCACCGCACTTACGCCATTCATCCGTTGGTGCAAAATCCTGTCCCTGCCAACATAAATTGCTGCGTGCATCGGAGCTTTCGTTCCAAGCTTCATGATCAACACATCATGCGGCCTGCGGTCTTCAAACGAAACACGCTCAAACCCTACAGCCTTCGCATGTTTTAAAAATATGCTCTCCGTACGCTCCAGTGACTCGGGCCTTGGGAAGTCTGGAATCTCAATGCCCAGCAACTGGTAGTAATCGCGCAACAACGAAAAACAGTCTTGCTTGCCGTATTCCCATTGCCGCCCCATTAAGGCTCGATAGTCAACCATTGCTTGTCCGGCACAGAGTAAACGTACCAAGGCAGCTTGGTTTGGCTACAGGCTCTGCGATCACAATCGCTGACAGGCGTGCCTTGAGGATGCGAATGAACAACAGCTTGTATGGCTCCAGCAAGCATTGCTCGTGCATAATCCACTGGATTGATCACAAAAGTGTTTTCTGGATCGGCTGCGATGTTGCGGCATGGAAAGTAACTGCCGTTGACCACTAAACCTGCAGACTCTTTTGGGTGCTCTTGGTCTGCGTGTCGAACGGCTTTAGGCTTGAAGTCTTGCGCCATAGAACCCACCAAAAGGCAACTCTGCATTTTGCCCAAATCTGGCTTGGCAACTAGAAACACGCTTGCCGCAAACGTCGTTAGTCACAACGCCGTTAACAATGACTTTGTCGCTCTCAGGAATGGGAATATCATCAACAGTAAAACAAGAATCACCGCTGTAACCACACTCTGTCTGTCTGTATTTCCAAGGACAAAATTCCTCAACAGTGCGACGAGGCAACGCAACGTTTGTCAAATCAAGCTTAGGGGCCAGTTCAAACTCAACAAACTGCTGGTTTTCTGACGCGATCCTGTCGATGTACCACGTTTCTACGATTTTGGCGTCAGGGTCAGCCGTGTCGTTGAACGTCTCCATGATGAAGCTGTCAGAGCCTTCGGTGACCAGCACGTCTTCAACGTCTTGATCCGGTGCAAACAATGAGCCTGCACTGAAGTTGGTTGTGTCAATGAACTTGGCAAACGTGCGAATGCGTCTGACCTTTGCAGCCAAAGGTTCATACAACGCAATTATGTTACTGATTGCATTGTTGACGTTGGCAACACGCATCGTGGGTCGTGGCAACGTACCCTTTGCCGAAAACTCAAAGCCGTCAATTTCAACAGGCACAGCAGAGTAAGTGTTGTCGTTGAACTTCAAATCTTCTGTCAGTCCATTTTTGCCTGCGTGATAACGCAGCGTGTCGTTCACGCCGTTGACGGCCAGCGTTAGCTCAACTTCAAACAGATCAATAATTGCAGTGGGCGCTAACTTCAGCAGCTCTTCTGCTAGTGGCTCGAATGCCTCCCAGGTGCAAGTGCCGTCAACCAGCGTTTGCGTGATTTTGAACGGGAAGGCAGGCTCTTCGTTTGGAAAACCTGTGTAAACATCTGCAGGGGCAGTCGTGCCAGCAACAATGCACTTGAATGCAAGCGTGTTGCCTTTTGCTGGGTTGGCACGGACAACATCGCCAACCAAAAACGCTGTTTCGGCAGTCCACTTATGTAGCTCGTATGGATAAGCCATCAGGTCTCAAAGACTTGTACGAAAGTTGCACTGATCTCTGCACGATCCACAAACGAAATCGTCTTGGTCCATTCTTGGCAAAGAAACTTGCTGCTGCTTGCTTCGCCTGGCGGCGTGTAATCAAAACTTTCAACACCACCCCGAGCGTCCAAGAATGCTTCGATCGTGTCTGACTCAGACTCAGACACCCGAAAAGTCAGGTTGTAGACCTTCGGGTTGGTATTGATTCCAAACGTCGCACGCTGGCTGTAACCACTACCAAAGGCAATGGAACGCACCCTTGGGGCGCTTTGCTTAGTCATCCCTGGTGCGGGATCAAAGTCGGGGAAAGTAGCCATCAGCGTGCCAGCAAGCCTCCAGGTCGTTGCTGTTTCACCAATTCTGCCTGAACTGCCGCTCCAATCAATCCACCAAGCTGCTTGGCTGAGCCATTGCTTCCAGAAGCGGAAGTGCCCTTAGCGTCAACATTCACCACTACGTTGGTCGCTCCACCAAACTTGCCGCTTGGAACGATAGTGCCAGACGTGCTAGGGACAAACAGTTCAGGACCACGCTCACCAACGATTGAAGGCCTGTTAACAGGTGGTCGGCCACCACTAGCAAATCCCGGAAGGTTTTTAAATAACGACGCACCTGGGAAAGCTGCTCCTAAAGCGGTGTTAACGCCTAACTGCAGCAAAGTATTGGCGATGTTTCGAAGCGTGTTTGCAGCAGCGTCTGCAAGAGACTTCGTTTGATCTACTGCTGCACTGAGCGTGTCCACCACGCCGCTAGCAATACTTTGACCAATCTGGTCAAAAATGGCCTGCATTTTGTCCGCTTCTTTGTTTTGTTGTTTTAAAAGGTCAACAGCCGCAAGCAGCTTAGTAACTCTTTCTGCGTCTGTTTTATTCAAGCCTTCAGTCTTTTGAGCAATTAACTGCGTCAAGGCAACTTGATCTTCAGTGCCATTGAGTTTTGCTTCTAACAAGGCTTTTTCGTCTTTTAATGAACTAATAACTTCTTGCCCTTTTTCGGCTTGCTTGGCACGAGCTTGATTCAATCCATCTTGAATTTTAAAAAGCTTGTTAGAAGTGTCTAGTTCAATTTCTCTAATCTTTTCAGTTTTTTCTGCTACAGGCAGATCGCTAAGCCTTACTTTTGCAATACTTGTAGCTTGTTTCTCAAGCTCTACTTCCATTTTTAATGCCGCTTCGCGTACTGGATTTTCGTCAGCCCTTGCTTGCGCAATCGCTCTAGTAAGAACGTTTAAACGCTCCTGAAGCTGCACTTCTTCTTTAAGTTGCGGCAACTGGCTCTTTCTTTCTCGCTTGCCCTTTGGTGGCGTAATGCTTCGCCGGTCTTCGTCTGTAACCGCAATTTGCGGACCAAACCCTGCAGCTTTTAAAAGTTCTACTCCCCTTAACGCCGCTTCATCGGTCAAACTTCCCTGTGTGATCTGCGTTCCTCCACCTCGAAGATTTTTTCTTTGAACGCCCCTAACCTGATCTTCAATCGCTGTTACACGAGCGATTGCTTCTGCGTCTCCAGAGGCAAGCACTCTGTCGCGAATTGCACGAAAATCATCTTGGGCCGAAGGCTTAAGTGCATCATTGATGCCACCAATCATATTATTGACTAGCTGTAAAAATCCATTCAGTGGCCCTGCAATTAAAATTTGAAGCTGCGCAGTAAGCTGATTCCAAAGTTTTGTTGTCTCATTTGTTGTAGATCCTAAATCTTGAAGTGCAATTACACCTGCGTCGCCTATCTGACTAACAAGCTCTTCAGTAAGATGGCTGGCCAGAGCGGCAACATCGCCCTGCTCTTCAAGCTGCGCAGCGAGTTCTTTGCTGCCTTCACTCGTAAATAACGATTTTTCACGCATTAACTCCAGCGCTCCAGCAGTAGACGTCAGCGCTACAGCTGTTTCTTGTGTCGCCTGAACAAACGCATCGACTTGCTGACCAATCGCGCTACCTAAAACTTGCAGCCCAAATCCTCCTTTTCCTCCGCCAGCAAGCGCACCTGCTACGCCACCAAGAACTGAACCCGCACCGCCGCCAAACAACAACGGAAAACCAGCGCCTAGGGCAAGATCTTGTTGTAAATTCCGCCCTCTGCGTTTTTGTTCCTGCAGTTTTAGCACCTTTGCTCGACGCCTAAGCAGCTCTATTTCTCTCTGAGTAGTAGTTTGAAGCCCCTTGGAGGTTCTAATCAAATTAACTTGCTGCTGTTCAAACCTTGCGGCTTCGCCTGTCGCTTTTGTATAAGCTGTGGCTAGGTTTTTAACAGCTACATCCTGCTTTTTAAATTCGCCAGTAGATTTTAACGCTGTTTGCGACATTAAATCGCCAAACAGCACCGCTTGCTTGTTTACAGACGAAAAAGATTTGCCAAAATTATTAAAATTGCGTACAAGGTCATTAACGTTTTTAGATAACTTGCCTGACAGATCTCTGCCCCTGCCTCTTCCTCCTAGGTTTAAATCAATAGGATCTTTATTTATTGCATTAATTGTTGACTGAAGTGCCTCAAGTCGGCCCTCAAGCGCAGCAACCTCCCTAAGGCCACCAATGATTACGTCAATTTTTGCCTGATATGACCCGGCCAAAGCTTTACCGACAACTGAATATCAACACTCTACCTGCGCCTGCGGGCCTTTGCTAACTCCTTCTCTTGGTCCTCGTTCAAAATCTGAAAGTACGCGCTCCAACCGACAACCTCCTCAGCTGTCATTGTCGCGCGTAGCTCTGACAGCGTTATGCCAAGCTCCTTGGCGATACCAAATTGCAGCATCAGCCAGTTGTCCTTCCGAAGCTCAGCGCTCAGGATTTTGGGTCAATAGCCTCTTGCTCGTCGTCAGTCAGAATCGCCAGCATCAAAGACTGCAAATCCTTGTCCTTGACTTCGTTCTTGAGAATGTCGATTTCGCCAGCAAGAAACAATGCTTCACCGTTCTCGTCCTTAGCTTTATTGATCAGCAGCTGGAGCGCAAAAGCATTGGCATCATCCGATCCAGCACGCTTTTGAGCCTTCTCGCGCTCAGCCATTGTCAATGGCGTCACCCACATCTCAAACTCACTGCCGTCTGAAAGCTCAACGGTTTTTTTAACTGCTTCGAGATTTGCGGCTTTTTTGAGGCGATCAATGGCGCGAAGTGCCATGAATATCCGATTGATTGTGCTACTACATTAGCATTAAAAAAGCCCCCGACAAATGCCAGGGGCCTGTGTCGCTAATCAAAGATCAGCTCTTATCAAAGTCGAAAGTAGGAGCAGTGGTCGGACGGAAGTTCACCGAAACAGTTTGAGCATCATCCGGGGTAACGGAAAAACTTGCAGAAGTCAGTACAGCCTCAAGCTCGATGGAACGGCTCTTTGTGTCATCCGGCGTACCAGAAGACAGCACCGTGTCCATGTAAAGCTTGAAGGTTGCGCCAGCTTGCTTCCGCTGGGTCACGTCTTCAATCAGACGGCTTGCAATCGTGGTGTCATCATCGGTGAAGTACACCTCAGCAGAACCAGAGCCATCCGCAAAGCCAGAAATGAAGGTACGGAACGGAGCGGTTTGACCAAGCGTTCCACCGATGCTGGTGGTGTCGATCTCTTCGCGAGTGATCTCAAAAGACCAAGACCGCACGTTTGCAACTGACTGGAACTCGCTGAACTTAATAGTGAAGTCGCTGGTGCCGTCAGTGCCATCATTAGTCAAGGCCAACTCAGTGCCGCCTGAAGTTGCACTGAAAGTGGCTGCACCAGTAGAAGCGGTATAGGTCTTGATGAAAACATCAGTGCCTGCAGTCAGGCCAGCAGGCAAAGTGCCGCCACCAGCGGCAAATACAACCTTGTCGTTGACCTGAAAGTTCAGGTAAGCGCCAACATTGATGGTGTTGCTGGCATTGGTAACGTCAGCAGCCTTAAAAGTGCCGGAAGTGCCAGCAGGCTTGTAATAAAGGGCTCCAGAGGTGCCCGAAAGGACGGTAGCCATTCGTAAAACGGTGGACTTTACGGGCGGAACCCGGACATATACAGCTTAGCGCGTGGGCAACAAAACATCTAATCCTGATCCTCTGCAATAAACGATGTATCGATTCGTCCCACAAAATGCGGACTCGCCTCTTCTGCTGAAAATGTTGGCCCGTTGATCGCTCCAGGGCGTAGATAAATGCCTGAGTCGTCCCTGGTGGAAGCCGACAAGCTCGTCAAGGTTGTTACTGCAGTATCCAATAAAGTTTGATTTCTGACGGGACCTTTTCCTTTTTCGCTATAAACACGAATAACTACACTGCCGCGAACAAAATCAAGATTGCTGGTCAATGTTACTTCTGTGGTAAGACCAAAAGTAACGTTTACTCGAACGTATTCAGTAGTTGCGTTCGCAGGTGCTGCAGTAATCCCGTCAAAAAACACGGGCACTGCGGGGCTCAGCGCTCCAAACGCTGTCTGGATTGGGCCTTCAATGGCTGCGCGAATTGCTTGGTATCTCATCGCCTGCTCCTAAAACCAAAGGTTACGCCTCTTTCTAAGGCTCTTGCCATACCGCCACCGTTCAAATAACTGGTGTACCAATCCAATGGCGCTGTGCTTTCAGCATTTCCGTCACCAGAAACATCACCACGTATTCCAGGCACGGGGCGAGTGCCTTGAGCAACAACCTCACCGGCTGGACGACCAATTTTTCTAAAACTTCCTGGCTTTAAATCAAGAGCAATTTCTGCATAAGGCTGCGTATTTACAATCTCAAATTTTTTAACCCGTGCAGTTTCTTTAATCGAGGTGGACAGCTTTGGAACGTCGTTCAATGTATATGGATAGCCGCCTCCTGTTGATCCGGACGCACCAGTGCCTATTGGAATTGCAACCCAGCTGTCTTGAAATTTGCCACTCCACTCCGGGCCAGCCTCAGCAAGATCATTCATAATCTCGACGGCAGCAAAACGAGCAGCTGTATTGATCAGCTCTCGAATGTCAATCGGTAACTGACTAACCTGCTGACGCCTACTTGCCATTACTGCGGCCTCGCAATAATGATGTGAAGAAGTGGGTCCTCACCCCTATACGTCGTCACATTCAAAACCTTGGCTTCGCGTGTCGCTCCACCTTGCGTATATCGGATGCGATCAGCCTGAGTCGGGTAGTAATTGTCCAGATCGTCGCCGCTGACAGTAATTTTCACGTCAGTCGTCTGATACAACCCGTCAGACTCACGACTTGATACGTTGCCAATAAAGCCCTTTGTCACCACTGTGGTATCCGCACCAGTGACATCACCAGTGCTTGGATCGTAGGTGCGAGGCGTGACAGTCTTAACTAGCGTGATGTCCTGACCAAAGTCCGTCAGGATTTCAAGCGGTATGGACTTAAAAATGTCGTCTACAAGTGACATCTCAGCCCCTCACAACGCGGACAGA